TGGTATTTACTGGATCGGAAATTACACTTCCTCGGTTTCTTTGAATTCGGCAAAGCTCACCTTGCCGTCGCCGTCCCTGTCGTACATCGTGACATCACTTTCAATAGCCTCTATGAAGCCGGAGCCATCGGTGTCGAGTCTATTGAATTTGCCTTCGACCACCCCATTTTCAGAGTAGTCTTCCACAATGCCCCTTCCATTTTCAGCAACGAAGATGCTCGTGGATAGGTAGTATATGGTTAGAAGAAACAAGTCAATGAGAGGTACGTAGCTGTTGATATTAGTTCTCGAATCCGATGTGATCTTTATGTAACCAGTTGTAGCAGTGGTAGTTGATACACTAGTTCCTGCATCTGTTGGGTGATTTACGGTCAAGGTGAAAGATCCTGGTATTGTAGTCGTGGTTACAGCAGTTCCGGCCGAAGTAGCATAAAGATTTGCAGTACAAGTACCCCATAATGGAGCAGCAACTCCACCATCTTGAACGATGACAATGGCAGTTGTGTTTGATGAATCACTCCAAAATGGGACATTTACCGTTATCGTACCACTAGAATAAGTGAAAGAACCATCATGAAAATTACCAGAACTATCCACGTAATGTGCCGTTGGAGATCTGAAATAATCCGTTCCTCCTATTGTAATTTTATCTCCATTCCAAGGTTCGAAACGCATTTTGTAGGGTACGATTGGCGGATTACCTGTATTAAGCGTATCCGAATAAGAAATTCCGGGAATACCCACTCTGGCCGTGTTGGTTCTGAGGTAGCCATATGGATTCATTCTCAGAGTCTTTAGAATATTTGCGCCTCCCAGGCCTACGCTCGTGTTCAGTAGGATGCGTCTATTGGCAATCGTGTAATCTTGGGTCGAAGCTGCAAACTGACTCGCCCAGAGAACATAATTGTCTGCCACGGTGGTGAAGAACATGTCAATGTAGGCGCTCTGAGGTCTAGGGGCTCTGAACTCGTAGTCACCTAGCACCACATTAAGAGGTTGTTCGGCGAACGAGTATGCGTAAAATGTTCCGTTGTTATGGAAATTATGCACATAAGCTTGATATTCTTGAAGAAATAATGGTTTTCTTACTTCATTTCTATCAGTTTTGTTGAGCGTCGTGATTCTTGCCGAAATGATGGGATTGTAGAATTGTGGATTGTATCCGGTGACTTTGTTTTTGAATGACCAGAATATTGCTCGGCACGAGTAGGCGCTGTTGAAATAGTACCTGTATTTGGCGCCCAACGAGGCTGGCAGTTCGATCTCCTCGGTGTTGATTTTTTCGATGGGATAACGCTGCGGTGTGGATCTAAACATAAATCGTTCCTGATCCGTTAACGTAATTTCTTGGGTGACGAATTTGAATTCGGTGAGATCCGCTCCAGTCGCAAAGCCGCCGATGTCGCTGAAGATTTCGGACAGAGACCTGAATTGTATCACGATGGTCAACTCCGAATTGTGCATGGAACATAGCGGGAGTGGAGCGCGGAAGGAACTGGTACCAATCTTGGAATCGACATAGTGTCGATTGAAGAAAAATGGCAGGGGGTAAAACAGACGCTGTCTGGTATCGCCGGATTTAAGCGTGGGCTGCAAGTCAAATTGAGTTCCCAAATTAAACATCGTATTGAGAACATCTTGGCGTTCTTGTGCCGTCGAATACATGGACTCGTATATCGACATCCATTCTCCTCGCATGGATTGAATGACGAGACCGTCCACCAAAAGATCAACCCTTCGAATCATCGATAGACCCACGTTTCTCAGGCACGTGGGTGTTCCCGTCGAGGATGGTAATTTAAAGTTTAACATCAATCCGGTAAGCAAATCTCCCATTTCCTTTGGTTTGAACGTGTGTCTGATCTCTTCACCCAGAAACGCGGTTTCGGTGGGTCTATAGAAACGATAATACGGTGTAGTTTGTGTGTATTCAGGATATCTATATTCTTTGGAAACATTTTCATAAAGAAACTCATCCTGCTGTCCCACGCCACTCAAGCCGGTTAGAGCACCAATACCTGTGTCTCCACGGAATCCAACTGGAGGCTTCTGCATGTTCCTCTCTTAAAGAAAAGGGACATTTTAAAAAATAATAATGAGTCGCGAGGAACAGATCATAGCCGCCTATACGAATGCGATCCAGCCCGTTCTGGAGAATGCCGTTGTGGTGGCCGCCGAATATTGTAAAGCCACCGGAAGGAGCATCGTCACTGCCCTCGACATGGAGTATGGAATGAAGTGGAGCGCCATGAAGCTGACAGGAAGGGTCTACGGATCCATACTGCCAGATGAAGACGACGAGGATTCTGACGGGTGGGAGACCGATGACGACATGGTCGTGCAGGAGTGCGATATGGGGTTCGACGACGAGTTCCGCGAATATGACGGGGATGACGAACGCTATCTGGAGGTAAATCAGGCGGTACGCGAGTGGGCTGACTGGGAACCTGAGACCGAACTTGAGATGATGATAAAGAGCGCCGTAAATTCTAGACGCTAATAGTAATCATGCCTGGCGGAATTGGTCTGGCTAACCCCCAATTCCCCTATAAGAGTTACTTCGATCCTATAGGGGAAGCGGCACCAACATCCTACACATACAATGATACCAACAAGAATCAATTTGCCCTCAGGTCTTTCAAGGACGATGAAGGGAATTGTTACACAGACATGGTGATAATAAGTGACGGTGCCGACAGCACATCATCATTTAGATTGTTCACCAACACACCAGAAGGAAATGCAGTCGAAAACATGTCTGTACAAAATGGAAATGTCAGCATCACGGGAAATGTCGGTATCGGGACGACGGATCCAAGAGCACTACTCGACGTAAACTCCACAGGAGCGATGATCGTTCCAGTTGGTACAACAGCTCAACAGCCGACTACGGCGTATGCGGGTATGTTGAGGTTTAACAGCACAATAAATAGAATGGAATATTATAATAATAGTTCACAATGGATTCCAATACCACTAATAACAACATCTGGAGGAAATGATGTATTTATACACAATAATTATAAAATACATGTATTTACAGGTGGTGGAAATTTTATATTAGATGGACCGCCTTGTACAATAGATGTTCTAATGGTAGCCGGTGGAGGAGGAGGAGGTACGGACAATGCAGGCGCGGGTGGTGCAGGTGGTCTAATTTTTAAACCAGATATAGATATTGAACCTGGAAATTATGTCATTAGTATAGGTACGGGCGGAACAGGGGCGACTACAGAGTCAATTGACGCCACAGCGGGAGGCGATAGCACGGCTTTTGGATTAACAGCCAAGGGTGGTGGTTATGGTAATAATGGGGGTGCGGCGGGGACATCAAACTCTGGTGGTTCAGGTGGCGGAGGTGATGGAGAACGTGATACTTCGGGTGGTGCCGGTACACAATCATCACAATCTGGAGACTCTGGTACTTATGGGTATGGTAACAGCGGTGGTAACGGTGGCGGTGCAGGTGGTAACGGTGGCGGTGGTGGTGGGGGCGGAGCGGGTACATCTGGTTCGAACGGTGATAGCGCTGCAACTGATGTTGGTGGCGTCGGCGGAGATGGTCTATACGAGGTAACCATAGGTTCTACTACGTACAATTTCGCTACAATTTTTGGTACAAGTTACGGGGAAATAATTTCAGATGAAGCGTGGTTTGCGGGTGGTGGAGGGGGTGGAAACACTAATGGAGTTAACACCGATGTCGCCGGAGGCAAAGGTGGGGGTGGTACGGGTAAAGGTGCAGATTGGACTTCTGGTGACAGAAGCATCGATGGAGACGCAAATACAGGTGGAGGTGGTGCCGGCGCAACATATTCTGGTTCTCAAGAACTTCCTGGTGGTAATGGTGGTTCTGGTATAGTAATCATTAGAGTACATAATTAAATATTTTATAACATACATATTAAGATGCCCCAGTGCTACCAACTTGACGAAGATACAAATTGTGTTATCGGCGTAGTAGAATGTGATAATGAAAAATGGTGTGGAAGAACATACGGAGGTAAATGGTTTAAAAATAATTCAAATAAATTTATTGGTTTGGGTTACATATATCACACAGAATATAGTACATTTTCTCCACCAAAACCATACGAATCTTGGACACTCGACACGGAAAGATTTACATGGAATCCACCTACACCTAGACCAAGTGGTACAAAATCATATACGTGGAATGAAGAAACCAAATCATGGGATGAAGTTTCCTGATATCAGCAACACAACAAGTCACGATCCGCGTTTAATTGAAAATAAATATTAGTGAATTGTCTGGTAGAAACCAATGGAAGGTTATGAGTATGACCCAGACGAGTATGCCACAATTTCCAGTGAGACCGAATCCGAGACTGAAAAATCATTGGTCCCACTGGAACATGAAGAAAGTGTTCAGATTTTAAAACCTCAGGTTGAGTACTCGGAACTGGACGACGTATTCAGTGAAGAGTTGGATGATCTGGATCTCCGTGATTTCTTCATTGAAAAAAAGCAATCTAATAATAGAGTATGTCAAGTTACGACATCGTTATCGACAGTTCAACCAGAAAGGACAGAGCCACAACCGATGCCAACAACTTCACCAGTTATCTCAGCACACCCCTTTATGGAATCCAATCCATGAGTTTTGTCTCTGCATCGGTTCCCTATATCAACGGAACGTCGTCGGTGGTGAATGGTAACGTTCATGCCTATTACGTGGTTTTGGAGGTGCCAAACTATGGGATTTTGACTGACAGGATCTACACCGTAGATAATCCACCCGAGAGTGGTGATACCAACTTGAATTTTGCTTACACCGGCTCTTTGATCGTCCCGGCACTGGCCGGCGCGAGTCCCACCAACTACGTGATGAGTTCTATGAATGACAGCATCAGTGTTCAAAAGACCGTACCGGTCATGGAAGCGATCAGGGTATCCATCTACTACTATGACACGAGTGACAATTCGTTCAAGTTGTATCCATTCACAAACTCGGGTGCATCCACCGAAGAGTTCGTTCTCAAGTTGAATGTCCAAGGCACCAAGGATAAACGATTTGCCACCAAGCAACAGGACGAAGATGACAAGCGTCTGGAACCCAAGATCGCACCACCGATGACGCCAGGATCCGAGAACACATTTGCGCGCAAATTAATTAACTACTATAGATCCAGCACTCGAAACAAGTTGAATCCAGAAGAACCCATGGAACCCGTCGGAGCCCTGTTGCCCCGCAGAGAGTTCATGGGAGTTCCCACCAAGTATGCACAGATCCTGATTCCGATCGCCGTCGTTCTTTTGGTGCTCGCTATTCTCTTGGCTAAGTAATAATGGCTAGGTCATCCTACACGACACCTGGTCTCCCAGATTTCAACTACGAATACCATACTATTTCGTTCGATACACTGGATCAAGCAAGTGCCAATAACTTTACTGTGTACTTCAATACACCTTTGAAACAGGTGGTTCAAGCACGTCTGTTGGGTCTCCACGTCCACACCCGTGGATCTGTGGAACACCTCTATGTGCGAATCCGCGAACTGGAATCCAATTTTAACGACCGACTCACAAAGGATCCACCATCTGTTACCGCAGTTTCACCGGTTCAGTCCATTGCCCGTGGTGCTTTTGGGTCAATTATTAGCGACAATGATCAGGGTTCGGCATCTGACCAATTAATGATTTTCAAAGACAACTACGATCAAATTACACAATTTATTCATCCTATAGAACATTTGGATCGTCTTACAGTGAAATTGTTCAACCAGAATGGGGCTCTCATCCCGAACCCTTCTGGTGGCATCGAGGTCAATCACTTCATCATCAAGTTCGTCTGTCGCGCACCCAATCTTCCAGGGAGGCAGACGCTTCCATGGGTTCAAAGCAAGGCCGGATTTTAGATGTCATCCTCCTCGACCACCTTGACAGTCCACTCTTGCTTGGGTTGCTCCTTGATTAACTTGTCCAGACGCATCTTGGTGGCCTTGACCGTTCGCTTCAGGTGCTCGGCAAGTTCTTCCAATTTCTTGTCCTTGTTCTTCAGGAGCCACTCTTCATCTTCGTTAGACCACCGACCTGTCTTCAGGGTCGAATGTTCCTTGGCGATCTCGAGAGCCATCTTCTTCACCTTGGTGAGTTGTCCCTCGAGACCTTCAATCTCCTTGATCAGATCATCGATCGTAGGCTTGGGTGCCGGAAGCAATTCCTGGTGACCGTGTTCGCGGTGCCACAATACCTTCTCCCAGAATGCCTTCATGATGGGCATGTTGGTCGCCCACCACTCGCGATCCCGTGGAATCTCCACACAGACAAACTCGGCAGGCTTGGGGTAGGTGATTTCAGCAGGTCGATACTGAACAAAGTCACATACTTCCAAGTCCAGGACTTCCATGAGCACCTGCACCTGCGCGATATACCACACCGGTGGTGTTCCATCACCAATGGGTCGGGACCTTGGGCACTTGATCTCCAAAAGTCGTCCGCTATAAGTGATGCCATCGGGTGACCCACCTATCCAGTCAAGGGTGTGATGGGGTTCCAGACCAATCTCAAAGACCTTTTGGTTGTGACGTTCCTCGTAGATCTGCCGGGCTTCATCTTCATACTTCTGACCGTGCTTGGTCGCCCAGTCGTTGAAGGGTTCACTGACGCCACACTTTTTCAGGATCAACTTTTCGGGTTTTTCATAGGGATTCACACCTATCGCGGTACCGGCATCGGATGCTGTGAGCATCGTACCCCTCATCTTGAACCACGCATCGGAACGTTGTTCAGGATAAGTCTTGTTGAAAAACTTCTCCGCTTGGGGATGCATACTAGTTAGCATAGGGCTCTAATGTTTAAGTGGAGGACTTGGTAGGCGTCTTCTTCTTGCGTGACTTCTTGGGCTTCTCTTCAACCTGAATAACTTCTTCAACTTCGGCGACGGCAGCCACGGCGACCTCGACGACCGCTGGGACCGGCTCGGGTTCGGGTACCGGCTCCTCCTTGATCACCACGGGCTCTGGAACGGGCTTCGGTTCCTCCTTGACCACCACAGGCACGGGCTTGGAGGAAAGCATCAGTCGAAGACCCTCGACATCCACGACCTTGTCAAAGTTCTTCACGAACTCCCTGAAAATGCCATTACCGCGCTTTTCCACGACGACCACGTCGGGCCTGAAAGCCTTCACGTCAGAGATGGACTTCACCGGAAACCCGGTCGGGACATCCACGATCGCATTACCCGACTTGCGACCCCATGCGCGAATCTCATGACCTGCACACAACTCATTGACTGTCTTGGAAATAGGATTGATAAGGGCGACCTTCATTATTACTTTCTATGGACATTTTTAATCATGGCATTGGGTCGCTTGGATGGAACCAGTCTCTTTTCAAGTTTCTCTTCGAGACGCTTTAGGGTGAAGTAGGCACCAGCCTGTTCGGCTTCCTTCTTGGTGGAACCTTTTCCGGTTCCCCACTGATGTCCCTGGACATAGACGCCTACTCTGAACTTGGTGGCATCCACGTGTTCCAGTTGACGATATTCAGGGAGATCCCACTTCTGCGACTGACAGACGCGCATCAGGATGTCCTTGTAGTTGTCATCCACCATCAGGCGATCCAAACGGATGATATCTGGGTTATCCAGGACGCCCAGGACAAACTTCTTGGCTTCGATCATCCCAAGATCCAAGTAGATGGCACCCACAAATGCCTCAAAGACATCTTCAAGAATCTTTGGGTTGTTGTTCCATCCATTTCTCATCCCCTTTTCATCCATCTGAACCCAGTTATGGAAACCCAGTTTGGCAGACACATCCGCCAGCGTCTTTCCACAGACAATCTTTGTTCTCGCACGAGTTAGAAATCCCTCCTGCAGATTCTCGTACCTATCGAACAAGTACTTGGTGACAATAAAGCCCAACACGGAGTCGCCCATAAATTCCAACGTTTCATAGGAACCCTCGACGCCATCGTGTTGAACAGAAGATTTATGCTTGAAAGCCTTTCGATACACATCGATGTTTTTGATGTTCGTACCGATGATGGCCTCAACCTCCTGAGTGGATATCATTTTCTAAAAATAGGGTGCGTTTTTTGTTTAAGCCTTGATGAAATGCTTGGAGATGTGCTTCTGCAAGGTCATATAAGAGAGGGTCTCTCCCTGTGGTGTTTGCAGGAGCTTCTTCAGTTGCTCATCCTGAATAATCTTTCGTCCATCCTCTGGGTGAGACAGACCCTTGTCCTTGACATACTGCTTAACGAAACGGGTCACATCCGTGCGGGACACCTCAGTGCCCTCAGCGAGACCCATAAAGTCAGTCAGGTCCTTGGTGACCTTGCTGGGCTTGTTGAACCCTGTGTTGGCGGCACGCTCCTTGGCCTTGGATCCATCGGGGTCATCCTGAACCTTGGCGATCTTGCGTACCAACTTGGTGAGACTCTTGATCTCCTTGCGCATCTCGGTAAGCTCCTTCATCACATCCTCGGTAGACATTGTTTTTTCGTACTTAGCTTTGTTTTCATTTCTTTAATTTACTTCTCAAGCAGAGATCCCCCGACACCGCTGAGGATCTTGTAGGACATGGATTCGCGGACAAGAGCCTGGTCACCACAGAACCCACCGGGGCTAAGATCTTTGGTGTAGTAGGCGGCATCCTTGCCTGGGCCGGGGACACAGTCCAGCTTGTAAGGCAGCTTGGTGATGGCATCGCCGCTGATCATGGGCTCAACGTCCACCGGCTCCGGGGACAACCTGTACCCACTCTTCTTCATACCCATGAAGCACTTGACGTACATGAGCACCACGATGGCAATCACGAGCACGAGGGCAAACTGACTACTGATCATACTTCTTTACT